GTAAGAAATCGAAATAAATTACATTTGTAAATTCTCAAAAGCATGTGGAAATGTAACGATGCGAGCGTGTGGGCGTGTGTCGGTATCGTGACGTGCGCGACCGCTTGGCTGTTCACGAAATCTTCCACGTTACGAATCAAAGACCGACACAGTCTGTATTATCTCACCGATTTTGCGCGCGACGCGGAACACCGTGAGGACAAGTACGTACAGCTCGTGGAGTACACGGTGAAGTTCATGTACAAGCTGGTGGAGAGCATCTATCTGTTCGACGCGCATGCGTGCAATCAGATCGTCTTTGAAGCCGAGCAGTACGCGCAGAAACACGGGTGGACCACCAAGCGACACGAGCAGTACCCAACCACGGACATTCCTCTTTCCGAGCTGACGTTTTCGTACGCGCGCGTCATGAACGCGGTGTACCTCAAGGTGTTCCCCAAAATTGAGGAGCTGTTTCACTTCCCGATGGACTCGCTGTACGTCCACGATCTGTTCGTGGTACGATACACACACGATCGTCAGCAGCAGCTCGCGACGCATCGCGACGGATCCTTGTTCTCGTTTATCCTCGTGCTGAACGACGATTTCGAAGGCGGTGGCACACGTATCAACAAACGAGTGGTAAAACCCGCCGTGGGATACGCGATGGTGTTTTGTGGACAGAATCTCCATCAGGGGATGCCCATCCACTCGGGTGTACGATACATCGTAACCGGTTTTGTAAATCATTATCCCGTCGACAAGTGCTAATCATGACGAGATATGAGGTGGTTTTTTTTGTTGACTCATAGTAATCAGCTAATGAACGCCCTGTTTATCTTCGTGCTCATCCTCATGAGTCTGTTCGCGGTGAGTGGGGGAGCGTACATGCTCCGACAAGAGAAACTGTTCCCGACACCCAAGGACCTCGAAGTCTCGGCGCCCGAAACGGTCCCGACCTCCGCGGAAGACGACAGCATCCCTCGAGAGGCCTTCGACGAAATCAATCGCAAGTATCGCGAACGTATCGGAGAGCTACGAGAGGAGATCGACGGGCTCACACAAACCGCGGACGCGAACGAGAAGAAGCTGTTGTCGATGCAATCGGGAAAGGAGATCTGCGTCCACTTGCAGGAGGACGCTCGTAAGTTGGAACAGGATCGGTTGTTGCTCCAAACCACGCGCTCGAACGCCATCAATCAGCTGATCGAAATGATCGAAACACGGATCATCAACGCGCCTCGGCTGATTCCGTCGTTCGATCCCAAGACGTTGCGCGATGCGATCGTACAACACGTTTCGGAGGAGAATCGTAAACAACACTTCGACACCATTGCGTCGTATCCGGAGAATTTGTATCGCATTGTCGAAACGGAGATCGAGCAAAACAACATCACCATGAACGAGCTTCGAGAGGAGTTGCTGCGCGTACGCGACACGAACTACAACGTGGACTCGCACGACGAGCTGCGAGGTCGTGTGGAGCACGCGGTAGAGGCTTTCGACAATACCGTTGTGTCGGAACTGTTTTTTTACGCGAAACTTTCGGAAGACATCGAGATCCATTTGACCCCGCTTTTCCCGATCATACCCGACTTCGCCTCCAAAGCGAACAACGACACCCTCCAAGACTTCGTGGACGTCGCTTCGCACTACGAGACGCTTCGAGGGTACACCCACACGGCTATCTCGAACATGATCGACACCATGCGAGCTCGAGATATTCCGTACGAACACTGTCTTAACAACCAAGAGATCGAGGATCTCGACGAGGAGAGGATCCACGAGGTGTTCGACTGCGCGATTCGCGCGATCGTTTCTCACTCGTTGTCGTCCTCCTCCTCGAACACGATGCAAGACCTCGAGGACGCCATTCGAGAGGGCAAACTCGAAAACAAAAATCGAGTCAAACGGATGAAGGAGATCAAGGCCGAACTGACCGACGCGGTCTCGGACCAACAACGCACGCTGTCCCGCTTGGACAGTACGCGACGCCTGCAGAACGACAAGACCCTCGACTCTTCGCAACGCGATCGTTTGAGGTCGATGTACACGGAGGACTTCCGCAAGGTGGAGATGCAACTGCTGCAACAACGCAACGACAGCATCCTGCTACAACAGGAGTACGAAGACATGTTGAATCAAAACAAGCTGCTGCTGAAACAGAGCGCGCAGCGCAAGCGAGCGGTGCAAAGCATGGAGTCGGAGTGGAACAAATACACCACCGAGGTGCAGCGTTTGCAGAATCAAATTAGCGCCGCGAAACAGTACACCGACACCCTTCGCGAGAGTGGGTCCCTCCCCAAGCAGCTGCTACCGGAGTTCGAAGCCGTCTTGGAAAACACCACCACCACGGACCAAGCCATCGACGAGTTCGAGAAAAAGCAACGAGAGCTGCAACGAGAGCTGCATCGCGTTCAAGAAACTTCGAGACCTACTTCGTTCTCGATCAACGCCGCGAGGAACACACTCCAACGGATCGACGAGGAGGAGAGTCAACTTCGCAAGAAGAATCATCAACTGAACACCGAACGTGGAACCGTAATCAAACAAATGAATCTGATCGACAACAATCTGAAAGAGATGCACGAAAACTACGAGAAATACATCGTTTCTGAAACGGAGACACCGAAGACCACGACAGGTCCCAAAAAACGCGTCTCTTTCGAGATTCCGCGCGTGTTTTCCGCATCCGCGTTCGCCTCGGTCGACGCTGCGGTGGAGAAGGTGATGCGCGAGTTCGAGATACCCCCCACGAACACAAACGACGAGGCTCCCTCCGAAGACCTCGGTGTGGCCAAGCATCTCCGACGGATACGAGAGCGATACGCTGACGCTTTCGAAAAGGGGGCGTTCCGTCTCGAGGAGTTTCCCACGGACGAGGATCCGAACAGGATCGTGGTGTTCGTCGCGTATTTGGATCTCGCGAGTAAGAAGATACGGGTCGATCGTCCACGCTCTTCGCAAGCCGACAATTTGGCACCGATCGCCCGCCTCGCGATACAAGACACTCCGACGACCGAAGCGGGATGGTATCAACCTACGTTCGACTCGAATCTTCGTGTGGCGGTTCGAGAGTTGCAAGACCGGGTGCTCTTCTCGAATTCGAACGAATCGTTATCGCAACAGGGCGGGTCTTCGTCTGGAAACAACGCGTACGTTCAAACGCGAGTGATACCCTTGGGCGTTCTCAAACTGCTTCGATATCGATTTTATCGGAAGCACAAAAGCAACTCGAAACGCTACGTCATGGACGCCTGCGTGTCTACCCTGGTGTTTCTTCTGTTGTTGGGTGGTCGTGCGGTGGATTTCGCTTTCGCGTTTCTGTGGGACACCACCATGTCGCTCGGTACGATCATGTGGACGAACGACCCTAGATTCGCAGCGGTGCCGTACTTCGTAGCATACGACGTTTTTCAAAGTTAGAGGACGCGCGCAGCAGTTTCCGTTTCACCTTGGAGTTGTTCACGGTGGACAAAAACGATCGAAACAGCTTGAGCATGAGGCGCTCGTCCACTTCGTTGCTCCGAGCCAAACGATTCACGGTGGGGCGATGGTGTTGCAACGATAGGCGTAAAAACTCGTCGACCACATCCTCGTCGATGGTCTCTCCGCCGTCTTGCTGAGCGACTACCTCGGAGTGTCCCTCGACGTCGGGTGGGAACAAAAAATCCAACGCGTTGTCGTGGAGCGGAGTGGAGAGCGTCATTTCGTTCGTGCTGAACAAATAATCCATCGAAGGGAAGAAGCGTGTTTTTAAATTATATGTACAAAATCGTTTCATGCTTTTCCTTGCAGGAAGATCGCGAGCCCTGTAAGACGCGAGATGATCGGACCGATGTAGGAGCTCATCTTTCCTTTCGTGGGGTTGCGGAACAGTTCGGGATCGACGTCGTCCAACGAGATCGAGGCCACGAGCGCGGTTTGCGCTTCGTCCAGTTCGATGCCCTTCTCCACCAAGAATTGCACCTGCGCACCGATGGTGAGGATCGCGAGCTCTTTTTTGATGCGTTTGACGAACAGATCCAGCATGCTCTCCAACAGATCCGATCCGAGCATGATCGCGCTGTCGGTGATCGTGTTGTTGGAGACGTAGTCCTTCAGGAAGCTCATCACGTACTTCGTCGTGCGTACGTAACCGATATTGTCGCGCTCTCGAGTGCGAATGATCGTCAACTCCGAATGGAGCAGATTCATACTCGAACGCAGGATCATCGCGAATCGATTGTCGACCTCGGAGAAGATTCCGTTGAGGTGCTCGGCCAGAAGACCGGTGGTCGGTGTGTACTGCGCGATCGACGGGAAGAACCGGTCCATGCCGGTCATGTGCCACACGTCACCGATCACGCGCATGGCGCTACTGCTCAGCGCGGCTCGAAGCATATCCTTGTCTTCGAAACGATATGACACGCGGTCGATGTTGTCGATGATGTCCATCACCACGTCTTGCAGGTTGTCGTACATGGTCATGGAGTCCACCTTGATCTTCTCCTTTCCGAGGCTTAGCTCGATCTGCGAGCTAGGCCTCCTGACGTACAGTTTGCTCAGGGTGGTGTTCGCGAACCGCGCGTATCCTCCGAACACGGACAAGGTGTTGATGTAGGCGGCGTGCTCCAACGAACGCTCGTACTCGTCGATGGTTTTGACGAAGTTGGTGTTGCTGTTCTTCATCACGTTATACACGCGCTCCAAACTCGTTCGCAGGTCCTTTTTGTCGTCGATCGGAAGGTAGCCGTCCATGATTTGGATGATTTCCACGAAGGGGTGAATCTGCGGAAGCTCCTCTAGCTTCACCATGATCTCGTAGTATTTGTCCGCTTTCGGAAACAGCGCCCACTCCGGTTGGCTCACCTCGCGACGTAACATGATGATCTCCTTCATCAGCGGGACGTAGTTGTCGTACACGTGAACGGTACGCTCTCCCAGACTCTCGAAGTTGTGCACGATGTCGAAGAGCAAATGCCAGGTGTAGGATCGCAGATGGACCGATACCTCAGTGGACGTTTTGCGATCCGGATACGTCCCGCTCCATCGCGCGAGCGTGTCGCTGTAGGACTCTGAGAGCAGTTCGCATTTGTCGTCACGAAGGTCGAGCGTTTCGGGCGAGGCGAATCGCGCGGAGATGATCGCGGTGTGCAGACGATGCATGTTGCGAACGAATTTGGCGTCGTCTTGGTACTGACGCGTCACCGCGTCGAACAGAAGCTGCACCTTCTCCGCGTCGTCGCGCACCAAATCCAAGAAGCTCTTGAGCAGATAGGGTAGGGTTTGCTCCGACATCAAATCCGCGATGTTCGTGATCTGCTTGCCCGTGTTGAAGAACTCGATCATACGGTTGCGGAGATCGTCGCCGAGGTGCTTGTTCAAGGTCTCCACCGTGTCCGTACCGAGCGAAGGGGTCGTTTCGTCGCTCGCGTTCTCGAGGATACGATGCACGAACTCGATGTAGTAGTCGAGCAGATTGTACTCGTTGATGAGTGCGCGAACGTTTCTGTCGAAGAGCACCTTCTTTCCTCGTCCGGTGATGACGCATTTCGGAGGAACGGTGGCGATGTCTCTAGTGTAGTTGACGACCATGGACCGAATCTGAGAGAACTCATCGCCCCCGACCAGCGGCATCACACGAAGACGCACGTCCGTCATGTTCTCCAAGTACTCCTCCGGTAGTAGGATGGTGCCGGCCAAGCGCTCGCTGCTCTTCGCGAGGAAGTTTTGCAGATTTCCGTAGGTGTTCACGTCTCCTGATTGGATTTGTTTGAATTCGTTCGCACGCGAACCGACGAACATCTGATACACGTCCGAACCCAGCGCGTAGCTGATGTGTGCGACAACGATCGCGCACACCAGCGCAAGAATGGCGAGCAAATTCGTTTTGAAGGACGAACTGCTCGGAACGTCGATCATTTCCAAGAACGCCTCTTCACGCACACCTCGTCGACGACGACCGAAGGTGGTTCGTGTGAACGGGGCGTCTTCCGGCTCGTCAGGCTCCTCTTCGGTGTCCTCCCCGTCGTCGGCCTCGTTGTCCACATCGTAGTCGGTGTCGCTGTTCTCGGCGTTCTCCTCGTTCTCCTCGTCTTCCTCATTTTCCTCTTCTTCGAATTCGAAGTTGGGATCTTGGAGCTCTTGCATCCAATCGTTGTAAAACGCGCGCCCTTCGTCGGTGTCCGCACCTCCCACACGCACGGGCTCTTTCTTGTTGAAATGACGCGCGACATCCAACAGCTTGTCGATCTTAATGACGAGCTCCTCGCAAGGAACATGCACCAGCGCCGCGCGCACGTCGCCGTTCGTCATGCGCATGGTGTCGTACAGGTACTTCGCGTATGACGCGATCAGCCGTTTGTCCAGTTCCGGCGTTCCGAACACCGCGGACAACGCCTTGTTAAAATCGAAGGGAGAGCGTCTCTTGTCCACTCCAAAATGGATCGCAACACGATCGATACGATCCAACAAATCCTTCATTTGCGTCGCGCGCTCCCGACGTCCGTCGGAACGATCGGATCGAGACTCGAAGGAAAGCGGATCGACCGTCTTCGGTTTGGACATTGACCTCTTCGGCGAAGTCGGTTTTTCGGCATACGTCGTGACCTCTTCCGGAAGCGACGGTTGTGCGATTTGCGCACGGCCACCGTCTTGGCGCGCTTGAGGTCGCATCACGATGATCGGTTGCCATGTGTTCGACGACGGAACGTGACGGATATACGCCGTGTCCTCCGAAAGGGGGTCCGGTTTGGTCGTCCCCTTCAGGACCACCACGGACAAGGTGTCCATTACATCCTCCAGCGTCTTCGTTCTAAGTAAACGTTCGTAACGCGCGAGGCTCCTTTTGGCTTGCGCATTCGTCGACAAGGTGTCCTCCTTCATCTTGGCGACTCGAGACGGATACTTGGCTGCGTAGATCGCTTCGTACATGTTGTCCACACGAAATGTAAAATACGTCCCGTATTGCGCGTTGGTGTACTTGTACATGCGCATGATTCCACGCGTTGTTTATTAGTTACTGATAAATATTTTATAGGAATAAATGTAAGTCGAATGATCTCCAAGGTGTACGGGACTTTTCTTCGAGAAAATCCAAAGTACGCTGTGTTGAACGTCCTTTTCATGTTGTTGGTGCCGCTGAACGAGATCTACCTTTCCAAACTGTACGGAGGCCTGTTCGATAAAATTCGTTCCGACACGTTGACGATGCGTAGTTTCTCGAGCATCGTGTTGATGATGGCGTTTTTGTTCGTCGGATTCGCGTGCGCGGACAAATTCAACGCGGTACAAGGAGTCAAATTCCAGGCGTTTTGCAAGCTCACTTTCGTGCGTTCGATCTTCAGTCGTTACGAACGGGTAGGCAGTGTGCCTTTCATCGGGGAGAGCATGGCGAAACTTCAGAAAACGCAGCAGATTTTGAGCGAATGGTTCGGCAAGCTGTTCGGATTCTTCATTCCGATCGTACTGCAGTCCGTGTTCACCGTAGGGTACTTCATGTGGATCGACTCCAAACTAGGGTCGCTCGTCGGAGCGATGGTGATGGTCTTCGGGTGGTTGATGATGTACGGTCAACGTCGGTGCAACGGGCAAGAGAAGATCATCGACAAGAAACTCAGCGACATACACGATCGCATCGAGGACGTGATCACCAATCACGTGTCCGTGTACAAAGAGGAGCGTTTGGACTCCGAATTGAGTCAAATTGAGCAGATGTATCAAAACTACGCGGACTCGCAAAGCCACACCGTACGATGTGGTATCAACTATCGTTTGTTGATGTCTACGATCGTGCTCGCGTTCATGGCGTTAGTCTTCAAGAGATGCTTCGAAATTTTCCGCATGCAAAAGTTGCAACAGGCGGTGTTCTACTCGATCGTGATGATGATGGCGAATCTGATCAGCAACATGGTGTACATGATCAACTTGCACCGCGACATGATCTTCGACTACATACATCTGAACAACTCGGGCATGTACGAGACGGTGACCAAAAGGGAGCACACGTGCGACAGCGAGCCGTCCTCTCCCACCGCGTTCCTCGAGCTTTCGAACGTGGAGTACTTGTATCCGAACAAGGTCTTTCCGACTTTGTTGAACGTAAATCTATCGGTAGATTTCGGAGAGAAACTCGCTATTGTCGGGAAGATTGGAAGCGGCAAGAGCACCTTGCTTCGTGTCATTCAACGTTTGTTGGTTCCTACCGACGGAAACGTGTTCCTGATGAAACGTTGTATCTCGGAGTACAGTGTGCGCGAGCTCTACAACATCATGGTGTTCATGCCGCAAGGCGCGCCAATGTTCAAACGCAGCGTTTTCGAGAACATGATCTACTACGCGAAGGACACCACCATGGAGACCGTGCAAGATATCTTGAAACGTTTCCAACTCGAGAATCATTTCCCCAACGGGTTGGACACGCTCGCGACCTCTTTGTCGGGAGGACAACGCCAGTTGGTTTGGTTCGTTCGTATCTATCTCAAGAACGCGGATCTCATCATCATGGACGAGCCCACGTCGTCGTTGGACCAAGGCACCAAGCAGATCTTCGTGGAAAAAATGAACGAGATGTTCGCGGAGAAAACGGTGATCGTGGTCACTCACGACCCCTACCTTTCGAAGCACATGCGACGTGTGGTGGACATCGGATCCATCAACAAGATGAATTCAAAGAGTACTTAAGAGATACTCGTGTACATGCACGATTAACCAGGAGGAATGGTACTCACGTTGACCGAACAGGAGGCGTTGGAGCATGCACGATTCGCGAAGCTACGTGAACAGATCAATGCGGAGTCGTGGACGTACGAGCTAGAGTCACTGATGAAAACTTGGGGTGAGAAAGCGGCCGGTTGTCGGAAGTTGCACACGGCCGCATCGGCGGCATGGACCAAGACGTCGAATCGTTTGTACGTGCCGCTCATCCTCTTCACCACGATAGGCGGGGTGGCCAATGTCGGTGCGGCCGAATCGAATGTGTCCAACTATTGGATGTACGCGATCGGAGCGATCAACATCATGGCGTCCTTTTTGGTTGGTACGATCAAATACTATCAGCCCGACGAGAAAGCACAGGCGCATATGATATCCGCTCGCATGTTCGGGTCGTTCTTTCGACGCATCACGCTTCAGTTGAGTTTGGCACGAGACGCTCGAGAGCCCTCGGAGTCGTTGTGTTTGTGGGCGATCAACGAATACGATCGCTTACAAAACGACGCTCCCTTTATTCCCCAAAACATACTCGCGGAGTACAAACGCACTCACGAATTCGTGATCAACAAACCCGATATCGCGATGGAGCATTTCGATATCCAAATTTATAGAGAGATTTTGGACACCTCGGTGGACATCACAATCCCCGATCTAGCACCCATATCAAACATATCAAACACACGTTCATCGACAGAATGGCCATCCACTTCAGAGCAAATATGATCGTGACATCGGTTTTCTCTTGATAATGGTCTCCGACCTTGACTTTCATTTTCGGTTGCCATTTGTAGATACGAGACGACAGAAACCACGACATCCAAAGGATTGCGAGAATACTCGCGAGTCGAGCTTTCATGTTTGTGAGCCTCTTAACTTAGTTCGAACATTTTTGAAAACAACGGTGCGCACAATTCAAGAGAGTTTTTATATACGGGTTTCTTAACTAACCAAAACGATGATCGTAATCATTATCGTCGTAATCGCGGTGTTGGTCGGTGGATTCATGTGGTTCAAAAACACACCCAAACGCGTTAAAGCTGCCCAAGCGCAAGCGCAAGCGCAAATCGATACGAAGGAGAACAAAGCGACCGCGTCCTCCTATTTCAACATCAACACGTCCTCATGGAACGAGGAGAGTCAGGAGGGAGAAGCCGTAAGTCCAGAGATTCTGAAACGAATCGAATTGTTGCTCGCATTGGAAGCTTCGGCGACGAATTGCGCCGAGTATTTAACGAACCCGGAGTACACGCCTCCCAGCATGGACGAAGAAACGCTGTTGGAGAAACACAACACTCTGTCGCATCCGGACATACCGATCCGAAAACACATTCAATGCAAGATTTTTCATGCATTGATCGATGCGGTTTCCGGAGTATCGACCGACATGGAGTTGGAGTTCGTGTCGAAAAACACCATTTTGATCAAATTGTCTAATTTGTTGCGTTTCAAACTGGTGAAGACGGACGTGTCCTTGGATCTCTCTCCGGACAACATGGACACGTTCTGGATTCTACGAACCCTCTTCAATCGCTCCTTGAAAGACGCGTATTTGAACGTTCTTTGGGAACGGAACACGGAGCTGACGAAGAAATTCCTAGAACGATACCCGACCATCTTTCACAAATCGAGCATCACCGATTTGTCCACGAAGCATAGCTCCATTTTGGATAACTACGACGCGTTGCTTTTGACGGTGTACACCTTGCAACGACTCACGGATCACACGGTGTGCAAGATGTCCGTCAAGGACGCTCTGCAAGAGATGTTCAAACTGTACGAGAGTGTGTCCGTATCCAAGTATGTTCGCTATTTGACGGTGTTGCTACGTATCCACGTCGACAGTTGCGATCTCACGAAGGTCTTTTTGACGAAGAACACTTTGCAAAAGATGAAGTCGATCATCAACTCCGACAATATGCTCCTCGTGAGCATGGTGGAGCAAAAACTGTCGCATGTGGACTACATCTTTCGATACGCGAACTCTACCGTGAACCCGTTTCAAGACGATAAGATCTACGCGTTGTGCGACACCTTGGTAATCTACAAAGACTCGGAAACGTCTCCGTGGTACGCCCATCGTAACAACGGTTTCATGGACGGAGACCCGATCGACGTGAGCGAGGAGGTTCGCGATCGTCCCGTAGTGATGCTTCGACCGTTGTTCGAGGAGCTGTTGTTTCTGATCAACCAACCATTGGAGCAGAGCGCCTCTTTGCGCGAACTGGGCGCTCTGATCATGGCGAACAATCCGATGTTTCACGAACTCAACACGAAGACCAAAATTCGTCAGGATTTTCAAAAACGTTTTCCGAACACCACCGTGTTCGAGAAGGGCAAGTTCAAAGGCTTTTGGTTTCCGGTGGATCCGCACGTGGGTCACCTTGAAAAGCTGGTGCGCACATTGGAGAACGATACGGCACGTCCCTCCTCGACGATGGGTGATATACTGACCAAGTACGATACGTTGTACGTGTCGAATTTCAAGGCGATGGAGTTGATTACGGACTTTGTGCATCCTCCGGTAGAGCGTGTCAATCCAATGGTCGTGAAAGAGACGCAGGACGTGTTCAACACGCTCGCGATCGAGCGAAACCTACTGATCGGCTACGAACCTCGTATCGAAGGATTGCCTACAGGCGACACTTCCGACAAATCCATATTCAACTCCTTCGTAACCTTTGTGAAAACGCACTCTTTGAAGATGTTCCACAACGATATTGGGATAGAAGAGACAACAAACGATTACGTTACGGACACCAACACAAACGTTGCCGAAGAAGAGGAGGAGGAGTCCAACGCAAACGTTGCCGAAGAAGAGGAGGAGGAGTCCAACACAAACGTTGCCGAAGAAGAGGAGGAGGGGACCAACACAAACGTGG